AAATTGGCTGCAACAACGCATGCCAAGCTAAATAAAAAGATCAACCACTTTGCACTTGTGTTAGGGCTAAATGAGTGAGGTTATGTGAAAAACTATAAATTGCAGAATTTGAAGTTTATGCACCCTCAATAATCGCTAAAAATGACGACAACTTTTAAGATGAATAAGAAGCATACTGAAAAGTATAAAAACAAACGCAGTAAGCGTAGGCTTAAGATTAAAAAGCGGGCTGATGAATTGAAATTCATTAAGACTCGTTCTGGAAAGAAGATTCCTCGGAAGGAAAGTACTGCTGTTATCAACTATGACGACGATGATGTTTTTGAAACGATTATTGAAGACGACACCGTCAGAGCAGTTTCACAGCGTCTTTTCGGTCTTTATCTTTTACTGGCGCAAACGCCTTCGGAAAAGAAACCCGGATGGCTGTTTCCTGCAAGTTACAGCGAGTGGGCGAACATCTACGAGCTTGCAGAAGAAAAAAATCTCACTCGGGTGATGTTTAAAAATGAAAAAAGACAATTCTCCATCTTCACTCCAGACCTTTACGATGCGTACGTTGTCGGTACCATAATTTATCACCACGATAAAACGATCGTTTGGAATAAGCGCATCGAATGGTGGTCTGACTGCGGAGATTTGGCGCATTTGGGTACGGTTAATGTCTATCCAAATGCGATATTGTTAAAAGGCAATAAGATCATATACTCAAAGTCTAAAGATGCTGCCAATTTGGCGAGGAGAACAATAACTGTCCCTTCTCTTTTTTATGAAGACTCCTACTTTATCAAGTTAGTCTCAAACGACGACGATGTCGCCAAAGTCTTCCTTGAAAACTTTATTTGGAACACGCTACACGCTTACATAGGCAAAGAAGGCTTTGAGCTTGTTGTTAGCCGTAAACATGATAAAATCACTGAACTCATGCCGCTTGACGAAGCTATGCGCGACGCCTACTTTATTACCATGAAGAGCTTCAAAGATGCTCGTGAAAAACAAAGACAAGTTCGTAAAGAACAAAATAAAGAACTCAATATATAACGGAAAGTTGCACTAAAAAAATCGAATTTGTGAAAAATCATAAATTCTCAAAGTTTCTCAACTCTATCATTTAAAATTCGCAAATGTCTTCTTCTCCTAATTTAAAAGAACGCTTTCAAGGTACTTTCCCTGATACTTTAGGGCTCGGAACTTTCTACGTCAACGAAACCGCTAATCAAGGATTATGGTTCGAGAACGATTATACTGCTATCGGATGTCGAGCATATTTCGTCTGGATGCAAGGAGAGATCTGTATGCGCAACGAACTCCGGCTTGATAAGATTAGCAACGATTCAAATTGCGGAGCGGATATTTTTACAGGTCCTGGACGAAACATCTACGTATTTCTTTATAGTTCATCGAATATCTATCCGACAGTCCATATTTCTCTGTCTCTCTCTAATTCCAAGCGGGGCGCAGATAGATTTAGCTACAAATTTTCATCTAAAGTTGAAAATGAAATCTCAGGAGTTAACAAAGCCGTCGAAACGCCTTCATTTAACGTGGCCCTTGAACCCTCTGAAAAAACCCAAGGAACTTCTGAAAACGAAGAGCAGAAAGCTCTTTTAGATTACTTTGACGAATTTTATTGCGGCGATAGCGCTTTCATTTCCCCCAATCGAGAATCTGGTATATTAGACTGGGAGGAGAAGGGGGACCCTATTGTTCTTGTTCATTCCTCCGACGGATACGGAATTCGTATTTACGATACGAAAAAGATTGAAGAAATCTCACCCAAAAACGAAAAGGATGTTCCACATTGTCATCCGTGGATCTGCGGATCGGGTGAAGTACTGCGCGTATCACATCCTACTTTCAACAACAAAACTGACGAAGCGACTATTTATGTCAAACACTTTTACGATTGCGTCTTTGAGTATCAAAAGTATACTCTTGAAAAGCAACCCAGCTATTTTGACGAAGAGATGCTTAAAGTCGATTAACAGAGATTTACAGCTTCAGATACCTCATTGCACTTGAAATAGTTTCAGGGCATCTTTTTGCGAAAACCCGCTAATTCTAATAAATTCTACTTCATTTTATTCTTTATTTCCAAGACACACAAGTAGTAAATCAAAAAGAGTCACATTTCGTCTGGGTTTGTTATATGCGTTGTTGCTCAAATACGTTATAACGCAAAAATCATCTAGAATAGGGTTACCATGAGTAATGTCAAGCGTAGTAAGCGATAAATTATCGCGTAAAGAAGAGATATCGGAAATATTATTATTTTCGATATAAAGTTCTGTGAGGGTTGTGTTATAACGTAAAAAAGAGATATCTGTGATTTGATTGTCAGAAACATCAAGCTCTGTAAGTGTTGTGTTATCTTTTAATACTGATATATCCGAAATACGATTGTTGTCTACATAGAGCCTGGTAAGAGTACTATTATTTCTTAAAAACGATATATCTGACACTTCGTTATAGGAAACATCGAGGGTGGTAAGCGTAAAGTTGTAACTTAGAACTGATAAATTTGTAATACGATTCATCGTGATGGTGAGGACTTTAAGAGACTTGTTATGGAGTAAATCTGATATACTCGAAATCTTATTCATTCCGATATGTAACTCAACAAGAAAGTCGTTATGACGTAAGAAGGATACATTGGTTATCTTTTTTCTAGTCATGATAACTTTTTTGACATTAGGGTCATTGTTCTCAATACGTTCGATAAGAGATTGCATTTTGCATTGAAATACATATTCTTAGATTTCTGTTATTGTGATTTTTCCAAGACTACATGTTCACACCAAAAGAAAGAAATTTATTTGAACTATAATTCGGAGTTATCTATTTCATGCATAATAGCTAATGCACGTGGATCTTCACTCACAATCGTTAGTAGATCTCTATGAGTGATGTATCCCTGACGACCATAAATTAAAATAAGACGAATGATAGGTTTCTCACCTTCTCTGGTCAGAGTATCAAAATAAGGGATACCGGTCATCATTTGACAGCGGGGAACGAGTCCCTTAATGAAATAATCAATGGTGCTATCACCTAACTTGACGATGCCCAACCAAGATCTAAGGGCTAGAATTTTGATTGCATTCTCTGAAGAAAGTATAGGAGTTCCATCCGCAAAATTTGAGGGTTGTGAAAATAATGGTCGTCTTACCTGCATTCCGTAGGAGACGCAACGTGCTACGCCTACGCATCCTAATGCATCAACACGATCGGCAAAACGAGGGATAAGCTTCCATCGAGGAATAGGATGTTGGGTACCCAAACTAGCTTTGCGAGTACGCGAGAAGAGGGTTAAATCATGAGAAATCATTTGACTTCGAGTTACTTTAGTCCGCCCTTCTATCTTAGCTTGAGATTTGGTGCGCGAGATGTAGACATCACTGATGCCATTTTTGCGAAAACTGACCAAGTCAATCATCTCAACTACTGTTTCCACCAAAGGGAAATGAATTTGTGATAGAATAGCACGAGCATTAAGGTAGTCTTTACTTTCGGGGAAGAGTTTCTCGTCGTCTACGTCATGGAGCAGAGCGGCTAGAAGAACAGCATTGATCTTATTCTGTCTTAGTATAGTAGGATAATCCTCTAACCCCCGTCGCGCATGCTCCATTACGCATAACGCATGCTCGTAGCCATGAACAGAGCCTTCATTAATATCGAAAAAGATCTTCTCTACCAGAGGTTTAGCGTGTTCAATATAATCGACTGTAAAATGATATCGTGCAGACATTTTTTAATTAAGAGAGTAAAATTAACGTAATTTTGAAGCTGGATCTACGCAATTTCAGAATTTGTGATTTTTTCGAAAAAATCACAATTTACATTGTAACTTCACAATATATCTCCGTAAATCAAATGAAGGTCGCCGAATTCTATCAACTTGCTATTGACGACGTACAAAAAGCGTTCAAAATACTGAGGACATACAATCTAGGTAATTTAGGAGGCGCTGAGCACAATTCTCCTATAGATCAATTTTCTATCAGAGCTCTTCTAGACTACATACCGCTTTCAGGAGATACGCTGTTGTGTCATTATATCAGAAGAGGAGATCACAACGCAGTAAGAGAACTGCTCTATTTTGATGCATCTACGTTTATCATGGACGTTATGGGATATAACCCTCTTGAATTGGCGATTATGAGTAACAACTACGATTTGGTATACACTTTTGTAGTCGCAGGCAAAATTCCTTCGGATAGCTTAATGTTACACCAAAACAATGAAAAGAACGTGATGTACACTGCCTTCAGGTACAACAATCTTAAAATATTACACCTATTTATGGATGCATACTTTAGAACCCCATCTTACGAGTATTTGTTAGATCAATGGTACGATTTTGCGATTCGAACTCTTTCTTTCAATGCATTGGAATATATCCTAAAGCGTAAATCTACTCCAGTAAATCAACAATCATTCGTTCATATCTACAATATATTACGCAAATCTCTAGAAAATATGAATAGCCCTACGCGTAAAATTAATTTACATGAAAAAGTTGCTGAATGTACTAAGATTTTAATGCCATACGCTTCTGTATCTTTTCTAGACAGATATATGTTAGACACGCATATCTATCTGACTTGGATACTTTCTGATAGAACTTGTTTTGATGATGATTTCAAACGGCATATTATTAAGGAATACTTGAAAAATCCAAGCATTAGAACGATTACATATTCGTTTAGTTTTGGTTGCATCGTAACAGAAATAGTTAATTATGGTATGAAAGAAGAATTTGAAAAGATGATCGCTCTGTACTCAGGTCACTTCAAGAAAAATTCTGCAAAACGACCCTATCACTCTTGGTCCTCGTCAATGAATAATGTTGTAGATTATCTCCATCGCAGATATACAATAACTCGAGATTTCTTCTATTTAGGAGTAATTTTAAGAACCGGCAATATGGGCTATAAGTTAGATGATGGCACTCTTCGATATATAGACAAATGCACTCTCTCAAAATTTTACGAGGGGTTAACGTATTTTGATATCGCATATCAAGCCTTGAAATTTGAAGCGTACGTAAAAAATACGACATGTAGAGATTAAAACTCATATAACTTCAAATAGTTGTACAATATCTCTTAAGTTCGGTGTAGGTGTTGTATGTGATTTATGGATGAACGCTGCTTGCAATTCTCACTATGGTATAATCCATCGTTTACGAGTTTACTCCAAAAAGTGAAAGATTGTAATGGATCTATTAGCCAGTTATCAAAAATAGCTCCGGAAATAAAATATACAGGTTTCGTTTGCGGCAAATGTGGGAAAATATACGCAGTCAATGCGGATGTAATGTGGATAATCGCTTCATCGCCTACGAAATTCCTTCTAGAGGGCGAAAAAGTATTGTGTAGATTATGTTGCCCCAAACCCACAGAGATGTACAGGACTTACAGTTGCGTCTCATCATTTGAACCAGGCCAGCCTATCAGAAAGATAGCGTTCTCTAGATTAGAGCGTCAGTTCATCTATAACTCTTTACATGACTATTATCTAGAGTTAGAGGAACATCAAACATCGAAAGACTACGACGACAATATATTCAGCATTTTCATGGTCGCACATCGAGCATCTCACCCATTTTTTAACCCTTATTTTCAAATAGACAATACTCTATTTACCATTCTTTACGATGCATTTGAACGTGAAAACTTAGAAAAATAAAATATAAGGACGTGTACAATTGGTAAAAATGAATCATAGTGATGGCGTATTCACACGTCCGGGTTTCGACCCGGTCCACGAATCAGAATTACTTAATTTCATCTTTTCGTTCGATTTTGACTTACATCCTCATACCCACAATTCGAGTTTATCAAGAATCGTTGAACAATACAAAACTATTGGTAAAATAGATAATCGTGATTCTTGCGACTTGGACATGTTGCTCGTATCGACTAAAAATTTTTACAAAGTTATAAGTCATGATTCTGATATGAAAAAGCGTAACGAAACGAGTAAAGATGAAGTTAAAAAGGAACTTGAATCTTTCGATCTGCATATCTCACTACTCTTTTTACTTTATCGTGACGGAGTCTACACACGCGATCTAATAGCTAACTTCATGAACGACTTCAATGGGCAAAAGAATCTTTTTTTCATGATGTTTGTATCAGGACCTTATTCTCAGAGATCCCAGAGAATGCGCATGTTATGGGTGGATGTTTCTGAACCTTACTTCGTTCTTGCGTTCACAAGTGAAGTAATGGAATACCTAAGATGCGATCAGCCATACAAAATTAGATTGGAACTTTTAAGAAACATGACGTATTTTCTCTTTGAACACTCCATCACACTTCAAAAGATGATGGAGTGTTCTCCATACAGGGACGTAAATTGCGAACGTCGAGTTTTTGATGTATTTGACATTCCAAATTGGATGCACGATTTTCTTCCCGGACACACGTGTTGTACGTATAATTCTCTTCTTGGGTGGGGTGCATGCGTTAAATACGTACTTTACTTATTTTTAGACTTTCTAAGAAGAGAGTTTAACGCCAAGCAGTCACTTTACACACTCCTATTATTAAGAAACGATTTCACATTAGCATAAGCCGAAATATGGAAAACTACAATTAATAGATGTTGAGCTCAAGTTGTATACCTTATCCTTAACGTAATTTTCTGTACTGTCAGATTTTATGTTACGTATCGATATTTTTCGTTAAAGATAAGGTGTCTGTTATGAACCCAATATCTGTAAATCAAATAAAAACTTAAAAATTCTAATTGCCTTTATCTTCTTGAAGTCAACTTTTGAAAATGGAAGCCTTACAGACTATTACTGAAACGATTACCAAACTTACTGCTGAAAATTCTTTGCATGAAAAGAATGCTGAGGAAACCAATGTAAAGATCCGCGCGCTTTACGGAAAAATCGTTGATCTCGAACGTGATATCGCGTCTCTCGCGCGTATTCGTGATGATGGTGATTTCCCTACGACGCACTATGATCTTCTTCAAAGCATTGAAGCGAAGATTAAGGACGTCGAACCTGAGGTCGCTTACAAAGGACGTGCGGATGGCTTTGAGTCTATTCTCAAGTTTGTGCAAAATTCTCTTCGCGTCATGATAGCCAAAGAAGTTGCGAGCCGTCAAGCGACAGACCGAGTTGAGTGCCAAGTAAAACTCGCTTCTGATGTGGTTTCTCAAGGTGTAAAGAGTGTTGCATCAAGTTCTTGTGACACTTCTTCCAAATTTACTAATGATGTAGTCATTGAAGGAAACCCGCAACTTCGCCAAATCTTTGAAGCTGTAATTGAAAAACAACGCATCTCAAAAGAATTTGTAGATGAATTGTTGAGCTTCAAGGGTGTCTATCTTACGGGAAGTGTCGTGCTCAAAACACTTCTCAACCAAAACTATGATGACGCGCGTTATTGGTTGGACGTTGTCGTGTTGTCGGGTAATCAACGAAAAATAAGCGATAAAATTGCTGCGAATGATTACGTGTGCGTTGAAGAATCCAAAAATATTGTCACGGCATGGACTCGCAAAACCTATCGTAAAAAAGGTTCCGCTACGATAGATATTGACATCAAGGTCTATTTTTACGAACCTATTCGCATGGAATACTTTACCGAGGTCAATTTTCTTACAAAGGCATTGTGGATTCTGCCTTACAAATTTATGTACAACTTTTATGACGGCATAAATTTTTTCGTACTTGACAAGAAAGCGTTACGTACCAAAACTCACTCTGGTGTAAAACCGCCGTTATGGTATCCTACGAAATACGAAAAGGCGGGTTTTAAGTTTGAAGTTATCGAGAAAGAACAAGAGTTTTCCCATACTAAGAAAATTCATCACGATTCCACTATTGATGACCTAAAAAAAAGGTATCGGAGAAAAAATCCGTGGTGGTGAGAAGGTTACAGTTCTCCGTAACATAAAAGTTGCAGAGGATTCATCTCTCCAAGATCCTGCGATTTCTGAAACTACTATCGCAGAATCTTCATCTTCTCAAAATCCCACATTTCTTAAATGTGTAACGCATATTACGCCTTCTGGAAACGTAGGCGAAAACTTCAAACGCATCGTAGAGCGCCTTAAGTTTGACTACAAGATGTTTGAAGAACTTTTCAAAGAAGGTAAAATAATCGCAGTAGGGTCTGCCGTCACGCAGGCTCTTACTGGCGAGGTATGGATTAATTGCTCTACGATCACCATCGGTGTTCCTCCTTCCTCTCTCCCTGCTGTTCGGTCTATTCTTCTCAAATATGACATAATGATCAGTTACACTTTCGCCGACCGATTTGGTAAGAACGTATTGATCTTCAAGCACAAATCTTCTTTTGGTACTGAAAGAATCGCGTTATTTTCGTATGATAATAATGACTCCCAGCAACATCCTCTTTCTTTTAACAACAACACGTACAATGGTGATTATTTTAACATTTACAGCTTCGTCAGTCTTAAACAGCGTACGCATTTGTGCTCCGAAACGCAACTCAGAGATTTTTCAGAGGGTACGATCCGCAAGTACGAAGATCGCGGTTTTAAACTCGTCATTGGAACCGATAATTTGCATGTTCGCTACATAATGCATCACACCGAAAAATCTTTTGATATCCCTTTTTCTCAAAACTGAAAATTTCCTCAATAAAAACTAATATCAACAAATATCCCTTATATATGTCAATTATTAGTGTTGTGTATGCGTGTGCCATGGCACACGCATTATTTTTTATTGAGGTGCTTTACGTACTCGCAATATCTTCAGCGATAGTCGAAATATTAGAGTTTATAAAAACTCACAATTTTACAACTTCGCTTACAAAAGTATTTCAAATTCGTAAATGGGACAACCTTTACCTCTTCCAGAACGCATACCTTTACCAAAGGACAGTGTTTCACAATCCATGATTGAAAAAGGGTTTACTTTTGGAGATAAGGTGGATATTGAAGGTAAGACGTTTGTTAATTACACATTACCTGAAGGATGGCGTTTTGTAAACAATAGCTGGCGTCAAGATCTACCATAATGGGAATTTGTAGATCCAGAAAACAACACCCATTTTGCTGTTACAGGCGCATGGAAAGGCGCGTATGATAACGATCTTACCATTCAAGCCATTACCCCAAGAAAATTTGAACCAACGCCCTACAAATAAAAAAAATCAGATTAATTAACAATATTTTTAGACAAATTGTAAGATATAAAGAACCTTGGAATGTCTGCTAGAAACACAACGCTCTTCTATGGAGGAGAATTCATTACGTTATCACACATCGAGGATGTCAAGGGTATATTAGAAGAGAATGGTATCATAACGGAATTAATATGCACCACTCCAGATATCGAGCGTCTTATTTCAGACGAGAACGTGCGTAAAGTGAGATTGAGTGGGTGTGTCGTACCTGGTTTCGTCATGTCGCATACCCACTTCTCTACATACTCTATACTCACCAAAAGCGTAAGAGTATCACCTATGAATCTTTTCTTTGATGAAAATTATGCTCCTCCAAAAACGAGTGAAGAGGTGTTGCAAAGACTTCGAGAAAGTGTTAGTCTCGCAGATGTATTTGCGCAAGGTTACGAACCTGTATTACAAACAGGTAAAATTATAGACAGAAATGATTTGGACTCGGTATCTACTAACGTAAGTATATATCTTATGTCTGCGTCGATGCATACGATCTATGTTAATACACAAGTCCTATTGAAAAACGGACTTGTAAGTAGAGTATTAGGCGGTATCGTCGTTACGGATAAAGTCCCCGAAAATGCAATCGAAGAGGTTATGAAGGGAGCGTTATCCGAGGAGAACTTGCTTCTGATTTCAGCGACTATTCCAAAGATAAGTCCTAATGAACTTCGTAAATGTACCGCGGAATCTATAAGTATTTTAAGATCGCAAGGTATCACCACCATCGCTGATGCAACAGTACAAGATACGATGTTTTCTTTCTACAAAGATCTTGCAGCAGACATGAAGTATGGCGTGTTTATTAAGATGCGTATTGTAGGTTTCCCTGTCTATAGTCCTAAATCACCGTTCTTAGTTCCTTCTCATGGAGGTTTGGTACAACTCGATTTCAAATCGTTCTATAATAGCGACTTTCTTACAGTAGGACCTATGAAGGTAATAGGCGATGGTTCTGTACAAGGATACACGGCCTATCTAGATCAACCTTATTATACTCCCCCGTTTTTTGACGTGCCTAATCCGGATGAATGGAGAGGACAGTACAACTATCCGCAAATCGATCTACGAGTAGCATTCGAAGAGATATTAAGTCGCGGAATGAATCTTGCCGT